CTGCTAATTTATCATTATAAGGTTTACTATTGGGATCATTATGATATTTCTGACATAGATCTTTAACTTCGGTTAAAGTATTACTAGGCAATCTGCCGGAATAGTAATCAAAATTTTGAAGAGATTTTACTTTACGGTTCAAATGTTGGTTCATGATATTTAAGGTATTCCCAGAAGGTCATTTTAAGTTCTTTCTGTGTCATGCCACAATGAGCGGCGGCAGCAGGAAGATTCATAGAAGCATAGAAGAGACCTTCATGTGCTTCGTTCACATTTTGAGGCGTAGTTTTTTTTCTTTCCATCAAAGAATCAATTTCTTTTTTTCAGGAGTTGTGATAGGAGAATACATCTGCTCATACTGAGAAACAATTTCTTCTGCTGCATCAGCAACATATACCACAAACTTAGTAGACACAGTGATATCTTTTTCTTCTTTACTAATCATCGGAGACCATGCTACAAATGATAGTGTACCCTGCTGTGTAGGAACACCTACAATTCCATTCTTTAATGTGAGGGAATTATCGTCATGGTTGACGACTTCAGCAATCACATCCTCTCCAGAGGACATACGAATTAGTTTTACGTTCATTTGAATTGACACTCCATCATAATTTCGGTTAAACATGCCAGAAGATTAATCTCCTGATCGGCAGCAAACGCTGCCTGGTACTGGTATTTAGCGATTATCAAAACCGCTGCTGGAATAGTAGCAGGTGTAAGAACATCATACATTGCTTCGTAGATACGATGACTAACCATATTGAAATCGTTATCCAGATTAGCAACTACCCACTTACGAACAATATTAAACTCTTTGTTCTTCAGAGCATTCATAAGTCCTTTGAGATTGAAGTCAGTGATCTCAGCAAGGATACCAGTATCAATACTACCAGTATTGCCATACTTCTGAAGTTGATTCAGAACACGACGCCAATCAGGAAAGTGGTTTTGAATTAATTCTGCAACAACTTTTTTATCATAGTCAACATATTCCGCCTCAAGTATAGTCCTGACACGGTTGAAGAATTGCCCCGCAACAGCTGCCTTTTCTTTTCCTTTGTAGGTGAAGTCAATGACTGAACATCTTGATTGGATGGGGTCAATGATTTTGTTTTTGTAGTTGCAGGTGAAGATAAATCGGCAGTTGCTATGATACGCCTCAATAGAACTCCGTAAGAGGAGTTGTACATCGTTCCCTGTGTTATCTGCTTCATCAATAATGATGACTTTGTGCTTACTTCCTTGAAGTGATACGGTCGTTGCAAAAGTTTTTGCTTGGTTCCGTACCGTATCCAGAAAGCGTCCTTCGTCAGATCCATTAATTACAATATAAGATAGTCCAAGTTCGGCACAGAGTGCCTTTGCTGCTGTAGTCTTACCTACACCAGGTGGTCCAGTGAGAAGAAGGTTATTCAACTCACCAGCAGCAACCTGTTGCTTAAGATCACGTTTGATGCTATCTGGTAGAATACAATCGTCAATCGTTTGAGGACGATACTTTTCGACCCAGAGATACTGGTCGCTCATAATATAAAAATAAAGTTTAGTTGGAGTCTGGTTCTAAAGCAATCCAGTATGTGACAGGAATGCTTTTGTTAGTAAAGCGACTGATGAGACGCTTAGACATTACTACATCGTAGTCACCTCTGATAAGTTTCAGGTTCTCAACTTTCATGTTGAGGACAAATTCATCATCAGTTTTTCCAACATTAATAGAGAAAGTGTTTGATGTGTCATTCTCCTTATCGCGGACAACAACAGTAACATCAGTGCCATCACCAATCACAGAAAAATCTGGAAGTTGATAGACAGCGGCGGCGCGAGTAAGACTTTGAATGTCTGATTCACTCAGAATAAAGTTTACATCTGCCGATGGTACTTTAATACCCTGGTCTGGTGCCTGCTTAATCAGACTTGAGTCAGCAAAGAAATACTTAATAGCAGAACGATTGTTCTTAATTTTTACATAATGATCGCTACCAAACTCCATGTCAGCACCACGCATCAGCGACATACCACCAAGGAACTCATTAAGATCATAGATAGAAAAATTCTTAGGGAAAGTTTCTTCTACATCTGCTTCAGCAAGAATGTTTTCTGCTACTGAAATGGTGCGAATAGTATTTCCAGACTTCACAGAAATAGACTGGTTGATGCCAGAGAAATTTTTAAGAAGATTGAAAGTATTTTCAGACAGTTTCATGGTCATCGGTTAGGGTATTCTTCAGTAATGTTGGATTTGTCAGAGAAGTGGAGCAGCAGCAATGCGTAGTGAAGGATCTTAATGATATCACGACGGGCAGTGCCTTTACGATCATAGCGGGAAGCATACTTCAGGATGTTGCTGCGGCAGAATGCCTCAGCGTCTCCACATGATTCAATAAGATCTAACGTTTGAATACTGTCGTTACCAGCAGAATAATGTTGTCCATAGGTTCCTGAGATATAATCGCGCAACTCTTTGAGAAGCGCATCTTCATTGTATTTCATAATTAATCTCCATTAATCAATTGTTCCATTTTACTAAAATTTTTCACTTTATCAAATTTGAGAACACGATCGAATTTCTCGACCATGTGTTCTCGGTGCGAGATAATAAACAAGTTGAGATCGTTCGTAAAGTTCCTCAATATGAATGATAACTCATCAGTGCCCGTGCTGTCAAGTGAGCTGTCAAAGATCTCGTCCAGGACTAGTAGGTTGGTGTCTACGCTGTTCTTGAGCTTAGCAACGGATCTCCATGTTAGCATAAGCGCGATGTCAATGCGAGACTTCTCACCCTCTGAGAACGATGCATAACTAAAGTCGTCCCTATAACGAGACTTGATAGTCTCCTCAAAACTCTCACTGAGTGTGAAGTTCACAAAGAAATCCATCTGCTGTAGGTATTGGTTGATGAGTTTATTCATCACTGGAAGATATCGTTTGATAATCCTAGTTTTGATACCAGTATCCTTCAGCAGATTAGCAGCAACGCTGTAGTAATCTTTATTCTCTTTGTGAGCGGCAAGAATACTTTCATAACCTACACGTTGATCGTTAAGATTATTCAACTGTTCCTGCTCTTTACTAGAATCATTCTTACTATCTTGGATAGTTTTAATTTCAGTTTCTAGTTCTTTGATCTGCTTATTCATATGATTGATGAGAGAATTATTCTTATCAATCACGCTATAGTGTTTGCGAATATCATCAGAGACTTCTGTATATTCAGAAATTTGTCCCTTGACTTCATCTATCTGTTGCTCCAGTATTTCCCACGCCTTTTTAGTCTCTGTAATAGTATCGTTGTTACGATCTATCTTATCAGTCTTAAATTTTTCATCAAGATCTTGCTTACAGGTAGGACATTTATCATTTTTAGAGTAAAAAATGTTTTCTTTTTCTAAGTTATTAACCTTAGTTTTAAATTTTACTTTAAATTCTTTTAAATTATCATACTTTTTTGAAAGTTTATCACCGTCAAATAACAGAGACTGTCTTTCTTTAATATATTCGTTAGTATTATTATTTTCCTCAACTACTTCATCACTTTGCGTAATGAGTTTACCGATTTTATCCTGCTTATAATCAATCAGGTTATCACTTTGTGTTTCGAGTTCCTTTATGAGTTCTTCTTGTGTCTCTATACGATGCTTTACTAGATCAAGATCCTTTTCGGTGAAGCGAATATCATCGTTTAATCGCTTCATGCGATCTTTGAGATTAGTATTCATGGTAGAGAACACTTGAATATCTAAAAGATCCTCAATAATTTCACGACGTGATGCTATCGGCAACTGCATGAATGGAATGAACGTAGAAGATCCCAGAACAACAATCTGGGTAAACGATTTATAGTTAAGTTTGAGGATCGTTTGTTCTAGGAACTTCTGCTGATCTCCAGTAGCAGCATCTTGGTTCAGCATTTCTCCATCAACATAAACCTCAAAGAGATTAGGTTTCATGCCACGGACAACCTTATACTTTTTATTACCCTGAGAGAACTCAACCTCTATAAGACAATCCTTACCATTAATAGTATTAACAAGTTGAGGTTTGTTAATCCTACGAAAAGGTTTATTGAATAAAACAAAAGTAAGAGCATCTAGTAGAGTACTCTTACCAGCACCATTCTTTCCGATGATTACATTATTAGTATGAGTATTCAGAGTTATCTCAGTGAAGTTATTCCCACTAGATAAGAAGTTTTTATAACGAATAGTTTCAAAAATAATCATGGTGGGATGGTGGAATAATCAGTTCGTTTGGAGCAACAACAGTATATTTGTAACCTGTGCTATCGCACATCTCAATCATTGATTCGCTGTCTACCTCAACTGGAGACATTGATGGGAAATCATCTGCCTCAAGCAGAACGGCAAATCGTTCAGCATCTTCCTTTTCGCTGAAGAGCAGAAGAACTCTTTCATTCTTACTGTTTGAAACAGCATATGCTCCTTCGGTTTCCTTTCCTTTAAGACACAGTATATACATTATACCACCTCTAGTGCCTCCACGTAAAGAGATTTCATAATTTCTTTCAATTTACCACTATCCAAATTCGTATTAAGTTCTTCAATATATTTTTCCAGAATAGTTAAAGTATCCTCATGTTCCAATTGAATGTCTTCATCATCACTTTCCTCAGTAGAAAAGTCTTCAATAATCTTAAGATCTAATGTGACATCCTGTAAAGAATTGATAAGATAATCAAACGCAGTGTAATCTGTTTTATTTTCTACAACAACTTTTACTACAGTATCTTTATATTTTTCAACATCCAAGTCATAATATTCATTCTTAGTATCATCATAAAATATTTTATGAAACATTTCGTAAGGATTTTTAATATACTGTAACTTTAAAGTTTCAGTATCAAAGATATGAAATCCACGTTCATCAGCATAATCATTCCAGTACATCTGATAAGAGTTTCCAAGATACTTAAAGTTTCCTTTCTGACTCTTAGTATGAAAATGACCGGACATTACCAGTTCAAATTTAGAAAACTCATTAGTGCTACGACCATGATTACAGACATAAGTAGGATTAGTTTTAAATCCTTCCATCTCTAAATGACCTAAGACTACTTCAGCATCTGTGTCACGTAGGATACTAACACTCTGCTCTTCGTTCTGATCACATATCCATGGCAGATAAACCATCTTACGCCCGTCCAGAATGACCTCAGAGGGTTCTGAATATACATTTAGGTTAGAATACTCCTGAAGTAAACTCTCTAGCGAGTTGATCTCCAGAGTGTTCTTGTAGAAGGCATCATGATTACCGACCATCATATCCATAGTAATACCCATCTCCTCTAGAGGATTGAAAATATTATCTCTCGCCCAATTAAGAGACCAGAAATCTATGTTACGACGGATATCAAACACATCACCCAAGTGGATGACGTGCTTAATTTTTTTCTTCTTTAATGTAGGAAAGAAAACATCATTATAAAATTTGAGAAAGTAATCATGGTAGTCTTGATTACCTTTCTTAAATCCATAGTGAGTATCAGTAATCAGGGCAACTTTCATTTTCTAGTTTTCTGCTCGATGTTCTGTTTGATACTATTGTATTCTGAAGAGGAGTAATTCAGTTCATTCTTATCAGCGTGGAGAACTTCATCGTATCCAGAACGCTCAAGAATTTTGCTTTTAATTTCTAGTTGCTTCTTTTCTTTTTGAATTCTTCTCAAGAATGCATAGTAAATAATCTGAGTAAAGTATGCAAAAGGATTACCACGGTTAGGATCAAAGTTATCGATGTACTGAACACAGTTCTCAATACCATCTGAAATCATATCCTCACGGAAAGGATAGTTGATGAAGTTAGGACGGTAGGACAGATGCTGTGCGATCTTCAAGAAGCACTCACCAATGTAATTCGGTATCCTAGGGCGATCGGTCTCTTCTGTCAAGGCTTTTTTTACCAGGTATTTGTAATCAGAGAGTGCCCTCAAGAACTCTTTATTATCTACATAATGTTCTGGCTTCTTTTTGATTCTCATTTTGACACATGTGTCCTATTACTATTTGTACTTATATTATAACATACTTTAAGAGCTTGACAACATTAGGTTTTATCTGTAGAATAACTCTGTAAGGGTTCAAGAGACAGAGTAGCTTTAATACTTATTGAATAGATCTTCAAACAATATTCTAGCATCATCAACTGATGCGCGATACCCTTGATATTTTTTTTGCGTTGATCTTTTATTAATTTTGTTGGTAAACTCTTTTTCATGAGTGTTAATTTCATTAACTGCTTTCTTATAATGAGAAAGTCCAGGTTCAATAAGTTCGTTAATAGTTACAATTTTAGTATCATCTATAAAAAAGAAATTGTCTGTTGTTGATTTAATCCACTTAGATAATTTTAATCCAGATGCTTTCACATCTTCAAATAGATCTTCTAAAGCACTCATGTCTTCTAGCAGTAAAGGATTACTGACTATTAGACCTTCATCATGAACTTCAACAAAAGCGACAATTTCTTCTCCAGTCATTAATTTGATTGAGGCGAAGAATTTATCATTCATTTTTTTATGTTTACGGGGATGATCTCATAATTAAATTGCTCCTCATTGTAAACTTTAATTCTTTCCTTTAAATGATTAAGAGTATAGTTGATATAACTTCCTCTAGAAAAATCATCTGCAATGTCATAAAGTACTGCTTGTGATTTGTTATCTCCTTTACGCAGAACTCTACCAATCGATTGTAGATTTCTAATCCTAGATTTGCTGGGAGAAGCAAAAATAATGTTATGTAGATTTTTAATGTTGATACCAGTAGAGAAGGTTCCGTAGGAAGCAATGATAACGCAGTTATCATTTACCTCTGCTAACTGTCTAATGTTCTCACGTTCAGATGCTTCCACACCACCATGAACAAAGAAAACTTTCTTGGTATCTCCTATGCTATTATTTATCAAATCAAAAAGTGGTTCACCATGTTTTTCGACATAATTAAATAACACTAAGGTATTTCCTTGTAGATCAGATACTAAATTTTTAATGAATACATTTCTTTTATCATGTGTTACAATGTATTCTATCTCATCTTGATAGTTCGCAAACTTATACGATTCATGTTTGAGTGTAAGAATTTTAATTTTAAGTTGCGTCAACTGATCGCGTTGCATTAACTCAGTTGTACTGGTAACTCTATCTGAGACACCGAACAACCCTTCTAATACTAGACGATGTGTTTTAGTTCCATCTAAAGTTCCTGTAAAACCGATGCGATACTTAGCCTCATGAAGTTTAGTCATGATACTGGTAAGGGACTTTGCTTTGAATGTATGGCATTCGTCTCCGATCACAGCAGTATATGAGTCAAAGTATTTCTTAGGAAGTTTATAGATGGACTGCCATGTAGTAATGACTACAGGAGCATCAGATACTTTCGCTTCACCTTGATATATCTTATGGCAATACTCTTCAGGGTTCCATCCATAGTCTTCAAAGTCTTTGAATAACTGTGTGACTAGTGATATGCTAGGAACGATAATTAAAGTTTTAAGATTAGCAGCAGTGAAAAATCTCACTAGTGCATAGATCATAAAAGATTTGCCGGACCCTGTAGGTGATAGGATGATCTTTCTATAATTTCTCAGTGCTTTGAATACAGCATTATACTGATAGTCCCTGGGTTTAATCGCAGTTCCTTCAGTGAGATAGTTTAGATACTCCCTTACTGTCTCTGGCAGAATATCAGGATCACGTTCAGTAGGTTTACCGTAGTATTCATTTTCTTTTAGAGAACAAGTATACTCTCGTTCATCCGCCCATTCAAACAAGTATGTAAGAAGTCCGATATAAAGTTGACCGTTACCAGGACTAAACAAACGAATTTTTCCATCCCACATTCTATTCTTAAACTGTGGCATGAACTTTGCGTCAGGAACTTCAAAAGTAAAATACTCACTCAGTTCCTGTTTAATATATGGTTCGCAATCAATCTGAAGATAGACTTCATTTCTTTTGCTGATAACAATGTCTGCCATTACCTAATACCCTCAATAAATGATTTCCATTCAATGGCGTTTTTAATTTGATATGATCTAGTGTTTATCATTCTGATAACACTCTCAAGATATTCGATAATAATATCGTACATATCTATCTTTAATTGTAAATCTTTGATGTGAGGATCAGATTCGATATACATTGTCAAATCTGATTTAAGAAGTTTTAGGTCAAACGGATTTTCCCTATAATCTTCTGGGTCTCCTTTACCTGAATAATATTCAAACTTGCGGCGAGTGAGTTGCTTTAAGTTTCCTGCTGCTTGTTTCTTTTTAAATCTGTACTCTGAAAAAATTTTAAAATATTTTGAATGTAGTTGTGGAATACTGAGTGAGGCAGTATCTAATTCGACAGGATCAATTTTTGCATCCTGTTCCCACATCGCTTGGATTTCATCAAAAGTCATTAACTAATCACTGTACCATCATACTTAATTCTATATATGAGATATTTAAAGGTAACTGTTGCGGTAACATATTGTACTCCAGTCTCAGTAGAATCGAATACTACAGGTGATAATGATACAGGCCATGCATCATCATATTCAATTACAAGATTGGATTGCCAATTACTATTTAAAATTTCTAATACAATCTGACCTTCGATCGGATCTTTATCTGTGTCATACTGTTCTGCCAAACCAGTCTTCTTCAACCACTTATGAATAGTGGCATAGTTTGACATATCTTCATCAATCAAAAACTTAACTGTCAGATCTTCAAATTCTGTTTCAGTTCCTGCAATCGAATAGTCTCGGAAAGGATTGGGTACTGTAATGTCAGTAATTCTTATGCCAGGGATATCAACTGATTGACACAAAAATGATACCTTAGGAAATTTTAAAACCGATAGTTTAAATCCTTGAGGTGCCAGATAATTTGCATTATCAATTTTATCAACCAACCAATTTGCCTGGGTCATTTTCGTAATATACCTTTTAAATATTTAGATAAAAAAAGACCCCTTGCGGGGTCTTCTATATTTCTTTAGTTTAAAATTGTTCTACATACTCGTTTGCATTTACTTTGATTTAGTGAATCGCATTCGATTAAACACTCATAATAGTCATTGAGTTTTTGATATTCTACCTCCGCTCGATCTACTGATTTTTCAAAATGTTTCCATTCAGATAGTTGACCTCTAGATAATAGATTGTGCATTGTGCCTCCATGTAATTTTCAAAAAACATAATCAAAGAGAAGGGTTCATTGGTTACCTAACAATTCTACTAGTATGTATATAAAAATGTTCGTTTCAGCACAATTAGGAAATAAAAATTTATGCCTACGAATATATACCCATAAAAAAAGACCCCTGTAAGGGGTCTGTGTGAACCTGTGTGAGGTTGTATCACATAAGGTTGGTAACACGTACACGTCTGTAGTAG